CAGACCAACTCTATAGATTCACAAGTAAAAGGCTATGAAGATAAAATTAAAGTAAGATTAGATGGCAGACCCTATTACAAAGATGATGTAACTCCTACCGATGGGGGTCAAACTACCCCTACCGATGGGGTAAATAAAACTAATTTAACCCCTACCCTACAAGGGGAAGAGAAAGGGGAAGTAGAAGAAGAAGAGAAAGTAAAAGAGAAAGTAAAAAGTAATAACGAATTAGTAAAACTTGAATTTCTTAATCAAAGTGAAATGTTCTTCGAACAAAAAGCACGTATTTTAAAATCAGATATACATAGAATTAAAAAAGAAGCTGAAAACTTTTGGCTTAATAACTACGAAGGGAGCAAAGATAAACTCTCATACAACGATGTTAAACGACACTTTGGGCATTCGGTAGATAAGATGGACTTAAACAAACAAACGTCTAGTAGCGGTAGGCATATGATAGCAGCAGAGCTTAATGATGCACCGGTAGATAATAGTAAAGTAAGAGTATTTGGTAAAAAATTATGAATGATATAGACAAAGCAATGCAAACATCCTTTGCTAAATTTCAACAGCGATTAAAAAACGGTGGTGATTTACCTAGAGAGAAGCAGCCTATGAGTGATGAATACAAAGCCTACATAGAGAAGGTAAACACTCCTACGATACATACGCCAACACGTGAGGAAGTAGTCAAAAACATATGGTACAAGCTAAATGCCAGAGCTAACGATAATAAGTTCGTGCCTACTGTCAACCAAAAGGAACTAATGAACTATTTATTTGAGTATTTCAGTAGAGGACAAAAGAAAGGCATTTGCTTAATTGGTAACTATGGAGCAGGTAAGACTGAGATTATGAAAGCATTCTCGACTACCAGATTTTATCCTTATGACTACTTAAAGAGTGGCAAGATTTGTCATCTTACTTCTGCTATAGAAATGGTGGACTATTATAATAGCGATAATAACTTCGATAAATTCTTTGAGAACAATCTTTACATTGACGATTTCGGAGCAGAACAACGTGCTAAGTATATGGCTAAAGGAGAAGATCCTGTACTTAGTAAGTTCCTAGAGTTGTGGTATATTAGATGCAGGGATAGCAGCCTATTTATAACTACTAACCTAAGCAGGGACGAATTAAAGGAGAAGTATGGAGCTAGAGTCTTTAGTAGAATGGAAGGTATGATGGAATTTATAGAGTTAAACGGTTTAGACTTTAGAAAGTTATAAATGTATTATGATAGATGAGGTAGTTAATAAGATCACAAGTAACCTAGCCACTATTTAGAATCATTCCACTAGATAAAACAAACTAAATTTGAATATGAATATAATAAATTTTAGCGGAGGGCGTACTTCTGCGTATATGACAAAGAGATTAATAGACGAGGGATTAGATGATTACATAGTAGCTTTCCAAAACACTGGCAAAGAAATGCCTGAGACTTTAGACTTTATAAATGAGTGTGACAAAAGATGGAATCTTAATATAGTTTGGCTAGAGTTTAGATACGGGAATAATTTTGAAGTAGTGGACTATGATACTGCATCCAGAAATGGTAGACCATTTGATGAATTGATAGCTCAAAACAAAGGTGTTCTTCCTAATACAATGATGCGTTTCTGTACTTCTCAAATGAAAATTAATACACTAAAGCGGTGGGCTAAAAGTATAGGAGTAAAAGAGTGGGATCATTATGTAGGAATAAGATATGATGAGCCTAGGAGATGGAGTAAGACATCTAATCTACCTAATTATATGAGTGTAGAACATCCATTAGTTAAATGGAAAACAACTAAGCCAGAGGTATTAGAGTGGTGGGGAAAACAAGATTTTGATTTAATGGTAAATGAGCCTTATGGTAATTGCGATGGCTGCTTTTTAAAAGGCAAAGGTAAGTTAGCTATAATTGCAAAGGAAAAACCAGAGCTATTAGACTGGTGGATTAACCACGAAAAAGAAAACACATTTAAAAAAGAAATAAGTTATAAGGATTTGAAAGCTAAATCACAAGCACAAAAAGGGATATTTGATGACGACCCTTCATTTAGTTGTTTTTGTAATGTAGACTAGCCGCTATTTAGAATCATTCCACTAGATAACTAGCGTATCTTTGAAGTAACGAAAAAAAATATGAAAGAAATAAACGAAATACTAGACTACTTGCAAGGTGAGATTTTATATAACGAGATGTACAGTAAAAACACTGATTTAAAACCACTAAAAAAACAACTCGCAAACGCCTACAAGGTAGCAAAGAAGTACCAAGCAGCTATAGATATGTTTAACAATATAAAGAAGAGCCAACTAAAGTAATGGGGGTAATAAGACAGGTAACACTACAGCGAGCTAATAGAAAGTCTGATAAGAGTATAAGCATATCATTTGTTACTAGCTTAGAAGAGTCCACAGAGGACTTTATGGAGGTAGACAAGCTAGTTAATAGTAGCGGCATATTATATTACTCAGAGAAAGGTACGCTCACCAAGCAGGAAACTGATGAGATAGATAAGGTAGAAATAGAGGTGGAGGGTAAGACTAAATCCCAAAGGCTTCGATCTGTTTTGTATGTCTACTGTCAGCAGGAAGGAAAGGACTTTAAAGAGTTCTACGCCAGTGAAATGGACAGGATAATACAACACTACAAAGACAAGTTAGAAGATAGATAACGTTTAGTATATGAGCCGTTTTTTCTATGGCTTATATACATTGTTGTATGTCTGGTGCGACTTTAAAGCATAAAAGTTTCAATTAATAACAAAACAAATAATTAAATATTTTAAGCGATGGCAAAAATTAGTTTAAGTAAGAAAGAAAAACAAAATATTATTTACCTACTTGAAAGGCAAATAAGGATGGTTGAAAAAGCATTATACACTCCAACAATGGGGCATAATAATTATGACGATTTCAAAAACACGATAAACAATAATAATATAACAATTCAAAAACTACAAGAAATATGAAGCAAACAAAAAACAAATTTAGATTTTGGAGTAATAAAGAAAATAAATTTATTGACCCATACAGAGTAAAGTTTATAAAAAACGGTGAAATATCCGAAAGATTAGATATAATAATAAGCCAAAGTACTGGCATTTTAGATTCTTATGGATTTGAAATATTTGAAGGTGACGTTGTTAGGTATAAAGACTCTGGTATATCCCAAATAGTATCTTGGAATGTGTTTGATGATGAACAAGGTTTTTCAATAGATACCGATGATTGGGAAAGAGAAATAGTTGGTAATATTTACGAAAATAAATAAGTTATGAAAACAGATTTAAGAGTTAATAACTGGGTTGAAACTAAACCAAAAGGCAAACATAATTATTGGACATACACTACTTTGCAGAATAGTAGTTTTACAGTACCATTCTATAAAAACTATAAAAGAATTAAATTATCGGAAGATTGGTTAAAAAGATTACAATTTGAGTGGCGTCCTTGTTCTTGGGTGGGGTCATTATACGCTTGTAAAACTATTAATAATTTAAAGGTTTTTATACAAAAGGATGGAAAGTTTAGGATTGAATATTATAAACACGTAAACGGTTTTGTTAGTGCCGAAATGTGTGAATATGTAGATGAATTACAAAATATTACTTTTGTTTTAACTGGTTTTGAATTAGAACATAAAAAATAAAAAAGCGTTGGCAAAAATATTTAATTATGGTATTTGAAATACAAACTTTCAATTTAGCACAGATTAAGCACTTGCATACAACGCCCGAATATGTGCCTTGTAATCCGTAAGGATTATGGCATATATTGTATGTTATTTAGAATCATTCCACTATCATATTACCACTATATTTGAACTAGAAATGAAAGAATTATACAAAGCATTAGGAAAAGTTAAGAGCGAGGTAGGTGCTATCTCTAAGGAAGAAACAAACCCTTTCTTTAAATCAAAGTACTTTGACATCAATGGGCTTTTAAAGCACGTAGAGCCACTATTAGAAAAGAATGGTCTTCTGCTATTGCAGCCTATTCACGAAGGGAATGTGTACTCTCAGATAATCCATATAGAAACGGGTGACAAAATAGAAAGCAGTATGACTATGCAGGAGCTAACCGATCCACAGAAGATGGGCAGTATGATAACGTACTACAGAAGATATACGCTACAGTCTCTACTAGGTCTACAAGCTGAGGACGATGACGGGAATAGTGCAAGCCAAGCAAAGCCAAAAGATAATATCCCAGTAGTATGGC